AAAGGAGATTTCCAAAGCATATTCATTTGAAACCAAGTCCATCGACAAGGATAATTTCACCATCGAGGGAATCTTTTCAACGGAAGATGTCGACCGGCACGGCGAGATCGTGATGCAGAACGGCTGGAAGCTCGAAGCATACAGGCAAAACCCGCAGGTGCTCTGGGCGCACAAATCAGACCAGCTGCCGATTGCCAAGATGATAGACATCGGAATCAACGCCATGAACCAGCTGGAAGGCAAGATGCAGTTCGCGGTCAACGAGTATCCATTTGCAAAAACAGTATTCGATATGTACGCCGGGGGATTTATGAAAGCATTCTCGGCCGGATTCATGAACGAGATCTGGCAGATCAACGAATCAGACGACACGGTGATCCTGAACGAGAACGAACTGTTCGAAGTGTCCTGCGTGCCGATCCCGGCCAACAAACTGGCACTGGTAAAAGCGAAGGGGATAGACACCGAACTCTACGAGAAGGAAATGGCGGAAGCCGGCTACGTGAAACAAGTTCAATTCGAAGTGAAAGAAGTGGAGAAAGACGTGGATGACAAGGGGGCGCTGGAAATCATATCCAAATCAAATCAAGAAACCATACGCTCTGCGATAAGCACTCTGACCGGATTGCTGAAACCAGAAGCGAAAGCCGATAACCAAGTTGGTAAAACTAAGGTCGAACACCCCGAGCAATCGGGCGGCAAAAAAACAATTCCGGTCAAGACTCTCAATAAGGCCATTAGGGACCTGCTGGGAGTAAAGAGGTCGCTTAATAAAAATAATTAAAACAAACACTCTTATGTTCAAACTTGAAGAAATCCTTGCGAAGGAGGCCGGAAGTTTGTCAGTTGAAGAAAAGGCATTCTTGAAAGAGAACGTCTCCAAACTCAACGACGAGCAGAAAAGCAAATTCGCCGAGGAATTGAAGGAGGAAGAAAAAGAGGAGGGCGTTGACGTAGAATCAGTGAAAGCACTGGTCTCGAAATCAATGCAGGAAGCCTTGGCCGACAAGGTGGACAAGATCTCCGACGAGATCGTCTCCAAGTTCATGAGTGGCGCCGAGAAAGCCCGTCAAAAGGCTATCGACACCGGGAAACCGGCTGAAGATAAAAACAGAAATGTTACTCGGGAATTCATGAAGGCTTTGGTAAATGGTGACAAAGTCCGCTGCAAAGCGCTAACCACCACCAGCGATACAGAGGCTGCATCTCCGGATGACGCCGCGGCTGGACTGACTATCCCGACAGAACTTCGCAATGAAGTGTTGCGAGTGATGGAAAACTACGGATTGGCCCGTAGGGATATGATGTATCTGCCGTTCAGTGGACCTGGAAATTCCAGAACCATCCCGGCTCTTGGAACATCGGTATCAGTTTTCTGGACCGATGAAGGTGGCAAGAAGAAATCCACCCAGCCTAAATTCAGCGTGGTCACGCAGACCCTGAAGAAGTTGGCGGCGATCGTTCCTTTTACGGAAGAAATTCTGGAGGACAGCGCCATCAATTTGACCGCTTTGGTCGGGCAATTATTCGCGGAAGCCGTCGCGAAAGAAGAAGATATCCAATTCTTCGCAGGAACTGGTTCACCTTGGACCGGACTTCTGAATAACGGTAGCGTCAATCAGGTGACTGAAGGCGCTGGAGAGGCCGATGATAACCTGGCGGATGAACTGCTTCGCATGCAGGACGCGACTCCTTCCGGAGCGCAGAACGGAGCGAAGTATTACTTCCACCGAACATGGTTGTCCAGAGTTCGCAAGCTGAAAGACGAAAACGGCCAATACATTTATCAGGCGCCGGCAGCCGGACTTCCCGGAACTATCTGGGACAAGCCGTACGAAACGTCTGATGCGTTTCCTTCGACATCCGATGTCGAGGCAGGAGATCCGTTCATTATGTACGGAAACCTGAAGATGGCTGCAATCTTGGGCGACAAGCAGCAATTGAGAGTCAAGCTTTTGGATCAGGCTACCATTACGGACAGCGACGATTCAACAGTTCTCAATTTGGCCGAGCAGGATATGGTCGCGTTAAGGGTAGTGGAACGAGTAGGATACGTCCTGGCTCTTCCGCAAGCGGTGACCGTCCTTCTGAAGTCAGAAACGGAATCCTAAAGATTAGGATCTTGGATATTGGGGAGGCTCATTCACCCGGGCCTCCCCTCGGGGAGTTAATAAATAATTAGACACAAAAAGATGGCAACATTTACATGGTACTTGCAAGGGACGTCGACAACGACGATTGAGGCCACGGATCTTATACAGTTTGCCGGTGGTACTTTTGGAAGTGCCATAACGGTAAATGCGTACAATTCCAGCACCCACGTGGAAAGCGCGGGCGCGGCTGACGACAGCTCTGCAAACACGCCAAAAAATAATAAGTTCATATCACAATCCGGAGGTACAGGCGGAGACTCGCAAGTCGACGTCGGAGCCGGCACAGTCGATATCGATTCGGTTACTCAAGCTAACTGCGCGCTGAAAATCAACTTCGCGCACGGATCGAGCGTAGCCGTTTCAGGTTGGACATTCTACGCCTACGATGGAACGACCCCGGCAACAGCCCCGGCCAACATTGACGTGAGAGCGGCTGAATACCAAGAAGCCAACTTCACCCAGGCCGAAGGCAGCGGAAGCCCGGTATCATTGGCTGATGGAGGCGCGGCAACATCGCATGACAGGTACATTATGGTATCGGCCAGCCCGTTGACGGTAGGACTGAAAACGGCATTCGCTTTCAGGACTGAGCTGACATATCAATAGAGCATAATCAATTAAAATCCTTATAATTTTATGAAAGGGAACACCAAATACACCGCTCTCGAAATCCTAACCGAGGCCGGAGTGGAAAATCCATCCGAAGTATTCGGGAAAGTGGCGGTAACGATTGCCGGAATATCCGGAATCGTGAACCCGGATCACGTCATTCTTATCGGAAACGAAGAAGAAAAGGCCGTGGTTATAGTCGGAAACGAGGCCAAGGAGGTCGCGGTAGAGAAAAGGGACGGCGACCAGGAGGCCAGCGAAGGCACGAAAGTCGTGCTCGAGGCAAAGGGACGGGCGGAGACTGAGAAAATCGAAGCTCGAGAGGCCGAAAAAGAAGAAAAGGTGGAAGTCAAAGTCGAGGAATAAAAAATAAAATAACAAAAGGCAGGGCGGTCGCCGCACTGTTTGGAGTAAGTGGCTTATGAAAAGACACAATGTTAAATGGCAAGTATCATTAGCAAACGGAGAAACATTATTCGAAGATAAAGGCGACTTTTGTGAGGTCGACGGGCAACCGTCACCATGGCAGAAGTTGCTTTTTTATTTGGCAAAAAACAAAACATACATCACATCGCTCTCGCTTTATACTGACAGCAATCAAAGGTTCAATCTGCCGAGCGCGGGCAAGAGTCCGAAGTTCAAAGCGTTCATCGAGGCCCCGAAACCGCTGGGATTTCAATGCTTCCGCAAGATGGGGATTGATTTCAACAAGGGACCGGACGGAAAAGTGCGTCCGGACGAAGGAGGGGATCTGTTCACGGTGGCGCAAGCCGAATACGCGGACTGCTTCATGGAGATATGGGTCGATGAGAACAGTCCGAAAAATTGCTGGGGTTTAATTATTAAGAAATAAGCATATGGAACTCACGGAGAAAAAACTGGAGGACGTGAAAACGGTGCGTCTTCCACAGGGTGACGATAATTATCTCGTACTGGAAAAAAGCGATTTTCCGGCAGACATCGACGCCGGGCATGTAGATCAATACATCACTAAAAAATACGGCGATGTGATCAGTCGGGACGGCAGCAAGCTGAATGGGGTAACGATGAGCGCGACCGAAATAATAATCGCGCTGAAAACAAAACCGACAAAAGGAATGATCACCGGAATGATCGATGAATTAAAAAAGACCGATGAAGTGAAAAGCGTCAAGGATAAAATCATCGGGATGATGTAAAACAAAAATGAAATTAGTAAAAATAATTCACACCAGTCCGTATAGTGGAAGCACCAATTCCACATCTTATACTGCAGCAAATAGTGGCGGCATTGTTATTGACACTTCGAAATACGATAACGACACGTATTACCACGAGGCTATTTTGGCCGCGTCGGCCGGTGGGACGGCTTACGCGGTGCTGAGAAATAAGGTTGACGGAGCCAACGTCAGCGGAAGTGAAATATCAACAACCTCGACGGGATTTGTCAGAGTGAGATCTGCTGCGATAACACTGGATACGGCCAACGCTGATAGGTATGGAACCGAATTCAAAAGTAGCAGTGGTAGCTACACGTGCTGGTACGTTGGCGGACGGGTGATAGTCATGCAGGAGCACGCATCGGCAATCGGAAATACCGAAACAATTTTCTATTTGAATATTTATCAGGGGATTGGATCCGGAACGACGTATCTGGAAGGGTCTCAATATGTCACTCGTCTCAAGACTCTTGATATTGATGGAACGATAGCCGGGAAATGCTACTACACAGGAAATAATCAGACGGCCGGACAAGTTTTTGCCGCCCGATTATTTAATGTTACGGACAACCAGGAAGTTACAAATAGTGTAGTGACAACAACGTCTCAGGGAGAGGTCAGTTTATCAACTGGTGACGATGTCGCTATTTTAGCCAATAAAGTATATGCCGTTCAAATGTACGCCGCAAATGGCGGATCAATGTATAGTAGTATCGTCCATGTAAGGCAAACCGGATCATGGACTAAAACCCAAACGGTGCATCAGGTAATCGGGTACGGGTTGGGAACAACTAATAGTTCGTATAAATTTAGTCAATACGATTCGCAGGTCGTTTATTACTCAACAGACTATGACGCGGTAACGGTGGCAGGATACTATCACTTTTTAGTGACGTCTTCATGGGGATATACTGGAACAATATATGTCCGGCTTTATGATCTGGCCGGAACGACTCAATTAGTGGAATCAAGCAAGGCATTTTCGGGGACCGGATACGACTATACCGACCTTACTGGATCATGCACACCAGTTTCAAATACGATTTATAGAATTGAATTCAAAAGAACCGCCGGATCAAACACTGTCTATCTGAAAAGCGCTGACCTTTATTTGCTGGTGACGCTCGAAGCGGCAGGTACACCAGCCAATGACGCGCGTGGAGCCAGGATAAAAGGAATTGACACCGGAAATTCAGCAAGAGGATCACGCATCACAGGAAAAGATACAGCCAACACTAACAGATCCGCTAAAATAACAGGAGTAGCAAGTACTGATATAAATGATTATAGATTGTCAAAAATCACAGGAAAAGATACTGCCAATTCTTCCCGATCATCCAAGATCACAGGAAAAAGCACGGCCAACGATTTCAGGGCAGGGCATATAACAGGAAAGGACAGTACCAACAGCGCAAGAAACGCCAAAATAACAGGGAAAGCAAGCGTGTCTGACCAGCGTGGTGCCAAGATTGAAGGGCAAACTGGGATAGTAAACAGCGACAGATCGGCTAAGATAACCGGCAAGGACTCAGGAATCGACGCCAGAGGGGCAAAATTGAGCGGCCAGGCGGTCGGGATTGACGATAGGGGAGCAAGGGTCAAGGGGCAGGATACGAGCACCAGCGAGCGCCCAGCAAAGATTTGGGGGCAATCCAGCGAGGTATCGGACCGGAGCGGTAGGATTTGGGGAAAGGATACGGCCTCGGATAGCCGTGGAGCCAGGATCACCGGAGGCACGGGAGGGGTTTCAGACAGTCGTGGAGCCAAAATATGGGGAGTGGACAGCATCTCGGACGGTCGGAACGCCAAGATAACTGGTCAAGACTCGGCCAATTCATCTCGGCCGGCTAAGATTTACGGTAAAGATTCGAGTAGTGATGAGAGAGGCGCCCGGATTTGGGGCGTCGATTCGGCGTTTGATTCGAGAGGGGCGAAGATAACAGGCCACGAAACAGCCAATGATTCAAGATCAGCTAAGATAAGCGGACTGGACCAGGCGAACGATTCACGCTCGGCAAAAATTCACGGGTTGGATTCAGCCAGCGATTCAAGAGGCGCGAAAATCGAGGGTGGCACCGGAGGGGTAAGCGATTATCGGCTGGCAAAAATCACAGGTAAGGATACGGCCAGCAATGAACGGCCGGCCAAGATTATCGGTATCGACAGCGCGAGCGATTCCAGGAATGCCGTCATTACAGGAAAAGACACGACGACAAGCAGCAGATCAGCCCGAACCATTGGAAAAGATACAGCGCAAGATTCGAGAGCGGCCAAAATAAAGGGAATGGATTCGGCGTCCGCAAGTCGCGGTGTGAAGGTGTGGGGAAAGACGACCATCGATTCGGCGAGAGCGGCCAGGATAAAAGGCAAGGACACGGCTGACAGTTACCGAAATGTTCGCATTACCGGACAGATGAGCAGCAACTCATCGAGAGGCGCGATGATCAAAGGCGTGCGAGTCTATCCATACAAGAAAAAAACATCGAATCCGTATAGTGGAAAGGACAGCCCGTATTCCAGAAAGGAAACACACTATCGATCGCTGTAAAAAAATGCTATAATAAATTTAACAATAAAACTATGCCAAAAGGGTACACCACAAAAGCGAAAATCGAGAATTATCTTCTGATCGACATCGACGCGAGCTTTGATTCACAGGTGGACGCGTGGATCGAAGAGGTCGAGGCGCACATCGACCGAGTGACCGGGCGCAATTTCAAAGCGGATGAAGAAGAATCGGGCGAAGATGCCGGAGCGTCAACGCGAAGATTTGACGGCGACAACACCAATAAAATTCTGATCGACGACTGCGTGGCAGTGACTGAAATAAAACTGTCGGAAGATTCCGATCCGCTCGAAGTGGAGGATTATGTTTTATATCCGGCCAACGCTTTGTCATTATCAAGACCGATACCGTACACCCAGATAAAATTGATCGGTGGTTACTTTCCGAAATACCCGCCGCAGGGAATCTATGTCAAAGGACGCTGGGGATACTCGGAAGAAGCCCCGGCCGACATCCAGAACGTGGCGACGATCCTCGTGGCCGGCATCATAAACTTCAGCTGGAACGCCGACGGCGAAGTGGAAAGTGAAACGATCGGACGGTACACTGTGACGTATAAAAACAAGAAGCAGTGGGATGACTTCGAACGGATAGAGCCGATCCTAAAATCTTATATTAAATACTCATTCTAATGGGCATCGAACGACACTACAACAAGGAGGTGGAGAT